GAGCAGACATAGTTGTTATTTTGCACGAAAGTTACGCCATTGCTTGCTAAAAATAAACCTGCTTTTAATGTTCCATTAAACAAATTTTTTCCAATTCTTGTTGTTTGAGTAGAAGAACCATTGATTTTAATTTGGGGTTTTATTGATTTAGCGTTTTTTATTTCAATATTTTTGCCTATATATGTTTGAGCAGGATTATAATGTTCTATACCCAATTTAACTTCTATGTTTTTGTTCTCTAGCTCATATTCATTTTCATTTAATATTTTTATAGTTGCTTTTTTTGCTACAGTTGTACCTATAAATTTATTATTTACATAACAATTTGAGTCTAATTCAATTTCTTGTAAGTTGTCACTTTCTGTCACTTCTTCTTTATCTTCTATTATGGTAAATTTACCTAACATCCCGTCTGAACAATCATATTTACATTTGTTTTTAAATTCTTCACTTACTGACCTTTTTTACACCTACAATTCTATTAATGACTGACTTACTGCATCATACAACTTTCCTATACAATCTATATCAAATAGCATTGATACTTTTCTATCCCCTCTATAAGCACTTATTGTTTTATTCTCTCCTGTATATGGATTAAAGAATGTGACACTTATTGCCCTTCTTGGTATGTGCAAATAAAATTCTGTTAGTTGTGACTGGAATAGTGGAGTAGTCTTTAATATAATTTTATATTTTGTTCCAATGTAATTTAATCTCATAGTACCTTTTGCATTTCTACCTGCTTCTAAGCTTAAATCGTATTCTTCTATTTCGTAACCTGCTATAAAATCTGGTTTGTATCCTTCTATTGAAACTAAATCACCTGATACATAAGTTTTACTTACAAAGTCTGATATATATCGCTTACTCCTCTATTTCACTCCTTTATACTGGCACTGGGAAAGGTAATTCTCCTGTTTGTTCTACAAAATCTCTAATTCCCTGAGTAGCCTTTTTTACAATTATTCCTTCATCTGTTCTTACATCTAGATGGACTTTTGTTCCGCCATTTTGTGCATTTGCAGTCATTACAGCTTCATATACACCTGCTTTTATTCCCTCAATAATTTGTCCGTTATTAGCAACAGATGTTTTATTTCCTATCTTTCCTACCATTTCTGGCAATCCATTTTCCCTTGCTAAAAACATTTCTCCACTTACTGGAAATCCTCCACTTTCATAACCATTTACATTTAATTCGTTGATAAGAGACTGCATACTAGATGAGTATTTTTTAAATGTTGAGCCTAGAATAGGATTTGAACTCATATTATCCATTAATTTTTTTGCTTTTGTTAACTTTTCTTTCAATCCAGAATAGTCTGGATTCAATCCAAACTTAATTGAAAATGTTCCATCCAAATTTTTAGTTATAGCGTTAGATATACTTGTAGATGCCTTTTCTACCTTAGGTACTGCATTGTTTGTCTCTTGAACAATGATTCCTGTTGCCTCTTGTATCTTTTTTTGCATTTCTGGAGTTAACCCGCTAAGTCCTTTTTTATATTCTTCTAAACTTGTATCAGCTAATTTTCTCCAGTCTTCCGCCATTATAGGTGTAACTTCTTCAACTGCCAATGCTTGTTGATGCAATTTGTCCCTAACTTCTGCTAAAAGTTTTTCTTGCGTTTTTATTTCTTGTTCAGCAGATTTTCTCGTTGTTTCATCCTTATCATTTAAATATTCTTTATATCGGTTTATTTGTTCTTGAATCCCACCAATGGTATTTTTATATGATATTTCTATTTCTCCATTTGTTTTTTGAACCCCATATTTTTGTTCATCAAAAAGTAGCATTAACTCATCTGTTTTGCCCTCTTCTGATAACATTATTGCTTTATTATAATTGATTATTTTTCTTGTATTCTGGTTAACTACTGATTCATTTTGTCTGTAGGCTGTGTCTTGTTTTGATAAATTTTCAATTATCTTAGCTGTATTTTTAGTAAAAGGCTCTTTTATATCCAACCAATATGCTTTGTCTTTTATTGTTTTTGCATAATTTTCAAAACTACCTATAGCTTCTTTTTGAGTATCATCTAATTTTTCCCATTCGCTATATAATTCTTTTATTTCATCAGCATATTTACTATTAGATACTTGATCCTTAGCATTTTTTAAATTTTCAAGAGTTTCTCCTACTCTTTCTACCGCTTCTGCTTGCTGTTTCATGGCTTCTGTATATTGGTCTTCAAATGCAGTCATTATTATATTTGTCTTTTTCTTCTGAATTAATTTATCTATTTCTCCAATTACTTCTTGATATTTTCCCTTTATTAAATCTTCAATCTTAAATTCTGTTCCTAAAGCCTCATTTAGCTCCCCTAAGATAAAAGAAGCTCTTTCTTCATATCCTTTTTTTACTCTTCCATTTTCATCAACTAGTTCTGATAATTTTTCTTTTAATCTTTCTATGTTTGCAACTTCCGTATTCATTTCAGTTGCTTTTTCATCTATAATCTTGTCGCTTTCTTTCATAGAATCATAACTTTTTTGAATAGAGTCTCTAAATGTTTCTGTTTTTTTTATCGATTTTTCTGCTTCTGATTCATAGCCCATAAGTGCAGTTACAATAGCAGACGTACCTCCAACTATTGCACCTACTACTGTTCCTACTGGTCCAAATGTTGAACCTATTAACGCTCCACTACTTATTGCTCCTGCAATTCCTCCAGAAAGTTTAAGCATTGCTTCATTGGTACTGATAGTTCCATTTGATAAATCTTTCATAGCATTGTAAGTTGAATCACAAGACTTAATTAAACCAGCCGTGCCACCAACAACTTTTACAAATGATGTATTTAATTTAGTAACTTCTTTTGCGTGTTTACCTACACCGTGGTGTCGTTTTAAATAACATATTCTTTATTCCAAGTAATCCATTTTGAAAACTTGTAGTTGGTAAAATTGTACCTTTCAGTACTCCTTTTAAGGTCTTTATATTGCCAATAAATTTTAATATCTTTGTTCCAAGATATAATGTCCCTATTGTTTTTAAAACTCCTAAAATAGTCTTTGCCTGTTTGCTCATTCCTTCATATTCCCAAGTTATTTCGTTTGTTAATGGGTTTATTTTCTTAGTAAATCCTAACCACTCCATTATTTTATCTCTAATATCTGTAGCTTTACCTTTTACTTTATCCATTAAATTATCATATTCTTGCATTGCATCTAACAGTCGTTGGTCTATGCCACCGCTTACCCCTCCAGAACCACTACTAGAGTTACTTGGTAATGATATATTATTAATTTCATCAAATCCCATTAATTGATTTTTTAATTCTTTTGCTTTTCCACTGGCAGTTCCAAGGTCATCTGCTAAATCATCTGCTCCTATATTTGCACTTAGGTTTACTGTTTGGTCCGAAACTTTAAAACCAAACAATTTAGCAACCATCTTTAGAAGCTCATTTATTACCATCATAATTCCATTAATGTATGGTAATACTCCTCCTAAAAGCCCTTGCCATAAATTCCCCATATTTCTTTTAAATGCAACTATTTGGGCATTAAATATTCTTAATTGGTTTGCTGGACTATCCATGGTATTTGCAAAATCACCTTGAGCTATTTTTGCTTGTTTTAATACAGCAATATAACGTAGTATCATTTTTTCAGCTTGTGACATATTTTTTACACTACGTTCTAACCCTAATTCATCTACAACAGGCTGTAATGATTGTTGTGTAATATCAAGGCCTAAGTCTCTTAAAGGCTTTGTTTGACCTGCTAAACCTGCTCTTAATTTTTGCATTGCATTTTCTGGGGCTATGTTATATAAAGATGATAAGTCATACCCTAATTTAGTAAAGTTTTCTGACAACATATATGAATATTTTGCACTTATACCCATTGATTTTGACATTGAATTAAATAAAGCTTGGTAGTTCATACTTTCTGCAATATTTGTACCTAGTTTTTCTTCTAGTTCATTTTGAAATCTTACTGCCTTTTCATAATATCTATTTAAGCCTTTTAGTCCTTTACCCATAGATACACTAAATAAATTTGAAGTTTCTACAAAGTCTACGCTTTCATCTGTCATACCCTGTAAAACTTTTATCATCTTTCTACCAGTTACAACTGCCGTACCTAATCCTGCAATACCTTTGACTGTGTTGCTAAAAGAAGATTTTTTTATTTGGCTGTTTAATTTTGGAATACCTGTATCCTTGCCGATTTTATCTAATTGACTTTTTAAATCTTTAACAGAACTTTTGATTTTGTCAATACCTGCTATTACTCCTTGGAAATTTAATAGTATTTTCTCTTCCATTGTATCTGCATTATAATCAGCCCTTTTTTTCTCTCCTTTGCTCTAATAATAACTTTGCATTTAAAAGTTGTTGTTTTATTTTGTTTTCAACTTCTTTGTTTTTTTCTAATTTTGTCTTTTCTTCAAGTTCTATTGGTTTATCTGGATATTGGGTATTTTTGCTAAAAGCAGAACACACAGCAATATAAACATAATACCCTTGTAACCAAGCTTTTGTATTCATAATTTCTTTTTGTAATTTTGCTTCTTCTTCTGTTTTTCTCATATATAAATTTCGGTATGTCCAAAGCAAGTCTGGTTCATCGTTCCAAAATTCTTGCAAGGGCATACCGAACTTGTATTGCTAATGGTATTAAATATTTATAAAACAGTTCTTTAAGTGTTGCCACCTTATCCCCATCTGTTTCTAAATCTCGACTATTTCTATCTTCTTGATTTTTTTCTTTCCAGCTGGGGCTCCTGAAAAAGCCGTATATTGTTCCATTATAAAACTTGATATTTGCCCGATATCTACGCCTTCTTCTTCGTTTGAATTTTCTGATACATAATCATTTAATATTTGATTACATTCTTCTACTGTGTTTTTAGGTTGTTTTTCCAACATACCAAAATGTAATAATTTTGCAGTTCCTTCTACAGGTGCTTCATCCATTGAATTTAATGCTTTGATAAAGCCTTCTCTTTCTGCTTTTAAAACAGAAGCTCTGTTAGAAAAACCTATTAAATATTCTTTTTCTTTAACTACTAATTTCATAAATTTACTCATACTAATTTACCTCCATTTAAACCTTTTAATTATGCACTTACTGTTGGTAACAATGCTGTAACTTGTGCTGATGTTTTATAATCTATTGCTTCTGGTGTTATTGTTAATGTTGCTTCTATTGGTGCATTTTGTGATACTGCATTTATTCTTGTTCTCGCATTTCCTCTTATTGTATATCCCGTTCCATCTGGGAATTTTACTAAGAAGTCGTGTGTTTCTCCATTGCAATAAGGCATTACCTTAGTATGGAAATTTTCCTCTGTATAGTTATATAAGAAGCTTTGTGCTGGGTTGTCTCCTCTACCACCTATATAACTTTTGTTTTTGTCTTTTAATGTTGTTACTTCAATTTGTTCTGGATCTGAACCAGTATCTGGTACATCTTTAATTTCTATTAACTCTGTAAATGAGTTTTCACCTTTCTTTTTTCCATATAACATTGTTCCAATGTCTGCTATTGCTTTTACATTTTCATTTGCCCTTTAAATTACCTCCTAAAAATAATTTTCTTTTCATTAATTGTTGCCTCTACTCTCATATATAGCCTGTCTACGTTTCTGTCAATATTTGGTGTTGGTTTAGGTTCTGCCACTTTCATTAGATAGTGCCCCTCGAAAACATCATATATTAATTTTTCTAGCTCAGCTATAATGCTTTGCCTTGCAACCTTTTTATTTCCAACAGTTTTATCTGTCGAATAAACTTCTATATCGAATATCAAACGATATTCTTTTTCTTTATGTGCTAATGTTTCGTCTTTAATTATTAATTTACATTCTGGTATTACTACTAACGGAAATTTGTTTATTTCTTGAGGTGCTGATTTTAGAACTGTTGGGGCATACTGGGATTTATCTTGTATGTATTCTTTTGCATATTGATACATTTCATCGTATACATCTGGTCTAGCCCTTTAAATCAACTCCTTGCTTCTTTCAATAATTCTTCTTCAGCTATCTCTGGGAACATTTCTCTTGCCCTTTCTAATGCTTCATAGAAAGCTCTTTCTGCTGGCAAACCTTTTGTCCAAGCTCTTAATGTTCCACTCTCATCTGTCCATTTATATGGATTAGGGTCATTTTCAGTAGTTGGGTACCACCAACCTTTTTCTCCATGTCCATTTACATCATATTTCCACCCTGCTTTTGCTAATGCTTCTGCTGTATGGGGTATTTGAGAACCTATTATGCCTGTCCCATATTCATGGTATGTCCATTTTTCTTCATTGTTTCTAATTCCTGCTACTGCTACCTTGCCCTTTATTGTTGCTGGTATTTTTTCTGTATCTGGGTAAACATCTTCCATCATTATATCTGCTAGCCTATCTACAATTCTTAAAGCTACTTTTGGCATATTCTTTTTTTTAGTTTCATATCTTTGTATCATTTTATCTAAATCCGATAAAGATAATTTTACTTCATTAACTTGTTTGCCCCTTTATATCACTCTATTTTTTCAAAATATATTGCTATTTTTCTATTTTGCTCTCTTACGGAGCTTATTCTGTAATTAGCCTTGTCCCCATAAACGCTCTCATTAGTAGGTGTTGTTCTGTCCAAATATGCAACATCGCCCTCTTTAAATTCTCCTAAATATTTGTCATAATCAACAATTACTCTTTGCATTTTAGAAATTTTACTTCCATATTCTGCAACATCACTTTCTCCACTTAATGGCTGTATATTAAATTTCCCATAATATTTAGGTTCATCATATTTATTAATATTGTTCCCATAATCATCAAATGTCTCTTTTAATAGTTTTGCAACATATAAATCCTTTTTTTGACAATCTCTTCTGCTCAACTAGGAACACCTGCCTTTGCTGGAGGTAATTCATTTAATAAGTCTTGTGAAAGTCCAGCTCTTGCATAGCTTTCAGAAACTCCATTTTCTGACCAACTAGTTAAGTTTTCATCTCCTGCTAATTTATATAACTCTATGGCACATTTTGTTTGCCATTCTCTGGCTCTATCATTTGGTAAGTCTGTTATTTCTTTATCAAAAGGGTAAACTAAATTTAAATATCTTTGTTTCGCTCTTTTTAATTTTAGCTTGAATATTTCATCTTTTTCATTATTGTTTACATCTTCAAGTATCTCTAAACGCATTTCTTTTATTTGTTCTTCTTCTGAAATCCTAGTTTAGTCCTCCTTTTTTACTATTTTCACAACCTTTACCAATTGAATCTTATTTTTCTTACCCGCTTCTTCTAATTCTCTTAATCTGTCAGAAGATATTTTGATTCTATCTCCTACATTCATATCTTTATTAAGTTTTATATCAAAATATGGATTTATAACTTCTACTTCAATAACTCTTGCCATTGTTCTTTTACACCTTCTTGTTTATATTTAACGTTTTTGGGTATATTTTTATAAATTTGCTTTATTTTATCTTTACTAATATTCATATCAAATGGAAGTATATAACCATTTTCTCCATCTTTTATTTCTTGCTTTGCATTAGGAAAAGGTGTTACTAATACTGGAACTCCTAACAATAAACTTTCATACATTGTGTAACAAAAGCTTTCTGTATCGCTTAATTGAACAACATAGTCATGATTTTTAATGACTTCTCCAATATTTTTTGTTATTGATTTTTGAATAATCATATTCTTGTATGATTGTTCATTATAAACGTTTGTGCCATATACATTCCATATATATGGAATATGCAATTCTTCTAATAAATCACATAGTATTTTCATTCTTTCAAAACCTTTTTCTTTTGTAAGTCTACATAAGCTTAATAGCTTCAAAGTTTTTTGAGAATTTACATAAGGTTTTATAAGAATATTAGGAATTATTATACTGTCATAACCATATTCTTTTTTTAGTGAATCTCTTGCACTTTCACTTACAGCTATAAATTGTGTATCTGGAGAATATTTTTTTATTCCCCAGTCCCAAAATCTTTTCATTTGAGACCAGTCTGAATGAACCATTTGATATATTTTTTTATATTTTACTTTTTCTATCATTTGATTATCTATTAAAACACTTGTAATTATTAATGTATCACATTCTATATCTGTAGGTTCGCATACAACATCTGCATACTGACTTAATTTTAAAGCATTATCAATATCTATATTTCGGCAAAGTAGCGTTATATCATATTCTTTATAAAATGTTTTACAAAAGTTTATAATAAACGTTTCAATTCCACCTATTTTATTTAAAAAATGCTGACATAACACTACTCTCTTCATATTTTACCTCTTACGCACTTATACTTCCATTATTAACTAAAACAACTTTTCTACCTTGTGGTTTTGTGAATGTTGTTGCTAATCCAGTAATTTTTCCATGATATAATTCGTTAGCATAATCTAAACCGAATTGTCCAAAGATTTGATATTTCTCTCCTGCACCTGTTTTAGCAAGTAATTCTCTAAAGAAGTTACCTTTACCTGGTACTGGTTGTTCAATAGGTCTTATTACATCAAAGTTTACAAGTAATGCTGTTCCTGCTGGTAAGAATTGACCTAACATTAAGTCTACTTCTCCTAGAGGCATAATTAATTTTGTAATTTGGATTCCGTTTTCATTCCTTGTAGCTGGTGCTACTGTTAATCCATTTTCTACAGCACTTGCATTTACTTGATTTAGAGATACTCCATCAACCATTAAAGTTAATCTTGTTATATCTCCGTTACTATTGTAAATTTTTTGCATTAAATCATTTACTAGCCAAATGTCTAGTGGTTTTCCTGCAGCAGCTACTACGTTGGTTGTAATGGCTGCAACCATACCTCTTGTTTTGTTTACTTTATCATCTGCATTAGCTTTATTGTATGTTCCTTGAATACAAGTTTTTTCAAGACTTCTTGCAATTTTCTTTAATTTATTTGCTGTTTGGAAGTCTAATTCAGTTTTTGGATTTGCTTGTTGTCCTGCTATGTTTGCTCCTGATAAAGTACCCATATTAGACATTTTTGCATAAGATATTCCTATTGATTCTTGGAATATTTGTGTTACGTTTGTATTTTGACTTCTTGTAATTGATGTAGCGTCTGGTGCTGTTAAAGAACCTTTTTCACTTATATTTGGTATATCTCCTTCTTCTGATGTGTAGTCTTGTCCTAATACGAACTCAACTGAATTTGAATAAGCTGTTTTTCCAGCTATCATTGATAAGAATGGTGTTCTTTCATTCCCTTTGTTAAATAATGCACCTGAATAGTTAGGTGTTGCAAAACTCATTGCGAAATTGTCTGCCCTTTAAATCTCTCCTTTTTTAATTTTCTTTTTTTATTTCTTCTTCTACAAGTCTTTGATAATAAACCATGTTGTTTATATCATTTTTCTTTGTAGCTTCTTCCAATAATTGTATATATTGGTCCTTTTTACTTTTTGCACTAAAACTAGCATTTCCTGCTGGTGGTGGTGTAGTTCCATTTATAATGCTATCTTTCATTTTTGTTTCTATATCACTTTTTTGTTTGGTTATTGTTTGACATATCTTTTCAGCTAAAGTCCTTGTTTTTTCTTCATCTGTTCCAACTATGTCCTCAATAAAGTCTGAATAATCTTCTTCTTTTAATCCAGCACTAGCAAATACTGTTTTTGCTGTTGCTGTACTTAATTTTTTTAGTGCTTCATTATATGCTTTTTCCTTTTCTTTAGCTTCTAATGTTTTCTTTTCTTCTTCTGTCATTTTTGACTTTTTAAATTCGTCATATTCTGCTGTTAAATCAGCAAAAGCTTTTTCTTTATTAGCAATTGCTTCCTTATTAGCTCTTCTTTCATTTGCAACCACAGTTGCTGGTACGTACGAAGTATCAACCATTTTTTGAATAGCTTCTACTTTAGCATTATCATCTAGTTCAGTATTAGATAATAGCTTAACTAATTCCTCTTTCTCCATCTTCTTTTCCTTTCTCTCCACCTACCTCATTTTTTACCAAGTGAGTGCTTGTATTGGTGTGGTTAGTGATACCCCCACTAACTAAGGTTTCTGTTGACTTGGAATCTTTTTTCCAAAAGTCTTCGCCAAAATAATCTTTCCCTTTTTGGTAAACATCATTAGGATCTGAAAATAAGTCACACGTTACAAATGCTACTTCTGGTGGAACTTGTGCTGACATCATATTCATTAATCCTTGTGTTTTGACCAACAAGTTGTCTGATTTATTTCTTGTAAATTTAATATCTATATCACATAATCTTAATGTTTTAATTTGCTCATCTTTATCTTTAGTCTTGTACTTGCAAATATTTAAGATTAATTTTAAAAACTTTCTCTCTGACTTTTTAAATGAAAGTTCATCTTGTTTTGCTCTTTCATCTGCCATTGTCCAGCCTTCTCCTAAAAGTCTAGCTTGTCCTGTATCCCCTCCACTTGCTTTGTGATTAAGCCTTGGAATACCTACAATTGACAATAAGCTTTCGTATCTATCATCTGATACTACTTTTGTTTCTGTATGTGTTAACTGATTTGTTAATAATTTTACATCTGCTGGTTTTCCTGGGTCAGATGAAGCAACTTGTATGGCTCCATTTGCAACTAATTTCTTAAATGTTGCTAAATCTATTTCTTGATTTACAAATACTAATAAACTTTGAATAAATTGATCTATTCCATCTAAATCTGCAGATTTGATTTTGTTTATTGCTTCTAAGTCCGACATTACAAGTTCTATTAATCCAAGTCTTGAATTATTTAATGGATATTCTATAATTCTTTGTCCTTTTATTTCTAAAGGATATGCGTTAACCATTTCTTCACTAATTGGAATACTTTGAGGCATTATTTTGTATTCTCCATTATCTTCTTTAAATATATATTTATCTGTATCTGTATATATTGTTACTACTCTATATTTAACCACTAATGGTATTTTATCATCAGTCATTATATGGTCCACAAAATAGCTTATATACCCTGAAAATAAAGGGTCGCCTTTTATGTCATTTGAATACACTACAAATGTTCTTCTTGGGTCTGGAACTGACAATTCAAATGGTGCATTATCTTCTTCACCTTTTCTATCCGCTTCAACCCACCTGTAAGCAGTACCACAAATGTACTGCCACTCGGCAAGTTCTTTGTCTAAACTTGCTTTATCTTCACTCTCCATAAATCTGTTAAGTAAAGATATTTCTGGATTTAATGTTTCTCCTTCTTTTTCGCCTTTTTGAACATATTTAACTGGCTCTCCATACACATAAGATTTTTTAAATTCTACAATCTCAAAAGCATGGTTTTCCAATGTGATGTTATTTATCTCTGGTCTAACTGTTTTCTTTTTGTCTAAAATTGGTTGTTTTCCTTTATAGTAATTGTATAAGTAATCTATCTCTCCTGCATTAATTTCATGTTCTCTTAAAACTTCTGGTAGAATTTGAGCCAATGTTTTTTCATTTATTTCTTCCTTGGTATATGAAGATAATAGTTTTCTTCTGCCAAAATATTGTACTGTTTTTGGTGTATTTCCTATTTCAGTACTTTTAATTGGTTCTGACATTATTTCTTCTTCAACATTTTCTACCTTTGGTTCCCTTTTCTCGCCTCCATAAACAGAATTAGGTTGCAAACGGATTGCTCTCGAAATACAACCCATTCCTAAAATGGAGATGAATTAGTTTAGATACTTAATCCCTCCACCTATTAATTTCTTGTATCTTACTCCCACTATTAAAAATAGTACTCCTACTTTTAACCTTACTAGTTTTTTTCTATTTGTCAAGAGTTTTTTCAAAATTTCTTGTTTTCCATTCTCTTTCTTTATACTTGTCGCATTCTTGCACATAGATAACAAGATTTCCATCCCTATTTTTAATTCGAGTAATTTTTTTCATACGCTTTAAAATTATATTATCATACCTAAATTCCATACACTTATATTGGTATTTACAACTACTACAAATATTCCTTATACCTCCTATATATCTTTCATAGTAAATATATGAGGATTATCTATAATAAGCATATATAACTCTTTTGATAATTGATTTACTACTTTTTCATCTTTCTCGAGTTCATACATATCAAGTTTTTCAAATATTCCATGTATTATTTCATGTAATAAAGTTTGTTTTTGCTGTTTTTGGCTAAATTTCGTTGATATTTCTATTACTTCTCTATCATAATTAATTTTGCCATAACACTCACTCGGTAATTCTATAACTTCATTTTTCTTTATTATTTCATATTCTTTATAACCTATTTTTACTTTCTTTAACTTCATATTAAATGCCTAACAAGCTTCTATTTATCGCTTTAGGTTTGTTAGGTTTCCCCCTCTCTAATATAATTTCTGTTACAAACAATGTCCCACTATCTGGAGCGTCATCATTTTTATTAGGGTAGTCAAAACTATATGTGGTTAAATTTTTCATAAAACGACCATAATCACTGTTTGGTTTGTATTTTGTTTTAGGTTTAAAGTACATTAGTTTTCTTAAAGTTCCTTGATTGTCCTTTATTCTTTTTTCTTTCTTTACTGTACTGTACTTTTCTGTTATGGTACAATAATATACCTCTCTATCTTCTAGCATTTTATCTAATAGCACTTTTAAAGATGTGTCTGTATTGTTTTCTATTACTAGCCAAGTAATATGATGTTCTTCTATTTTCGCAATAATTTCTTCGTATAATTCAGTCATTGCTTTTTTCTTAAAGATAACATCTATCATATAGTAGATTCTTCCATCTGTTTTACATATCGGCATTGAAACATTATCTTTACCACGCCTAGTTGTATCTAATACTGCTAATGAATAATTGCTATATGCTGGTGTTCCATCTTCATTTACTGGCAAATCATCAAAGTGATTCAATAAGTCATCTGCAAAATCAAGTCCTTCTGCTGGTATTGGATCCTGTTGATATACACAAGCCCATTGAAACTCATCTGTTACATCTCTCAACTGTCTTGCTTCTTCTGTTGTCATTACTGCTTTGCAAGTTGTCTCGTCATTTTCATCTAGTAAAGGTACTCTTATTACTACTGTTGTACCATCTCTGCTTTCCCAGACATATTTGAATTTATCACTTGGTACTAGCTCTGATATTGTTTCTCTATCTTGTATAATTCTATTTAAAATATCTTCTGGAGACCACATTGTCCCTGCAAATACAAATTTTGTGCTATCTCCATCACGTCTATTAATCCAGTTCCCTGTCCATTTATTATATAACCCTTGATGTACTGTACTATCTGTAGCTTCCTCTGCCCCTTTAGTCATATCGTCAAATATCATTGCTTTATTGGCTCTTTTACCTGTAACCTGTCCATCTCTTGACACGGCTATATGTGAGGCTGGTACCGTACTGTCTTTTAACTTCCAGTTATATACCTCTTTTGTGGCAAATGGATTATCTCCATACTGTCTATATTCTGGAAATACATCTCTGAATCGCTTGTCTGTTATAATCTCTCTTACGTTTCTACTAAATCCTGCTACTAAGTCATCTGAATAAGACATTCTTATCACGGAATAGTTTCTGCTTATTCCATATAGCCAAGCTGTCCAATATGTTAATGTAACTGATTTACCAGCACTAGGTGGGTAAGAAGCTATAATATACTTTAATTGGTCTGAAAATGTAATTTTATTTAGATAGAATAAGAAAGGCTTTAAAATGCCTCTTCTTCCAGCCAAGACCTTCTTTGAATTGTTCATTTCCATATAGTCAAAAAAATGTTCTAAAGACCTTCTCCCAGCAAATGCAAGTGTTTTTTCATACAACCCATAATATTGTGCTTGATACTTTAAACTACTCTTTATTATTTGGCTTTCTGTTGCTGGTAATAAGAATATAATCGCATATTTACAAGCATTTAGCTCTATATCTTTTCTATCTGGGCTATTAATTCCACTATCAAAGTATTGTAATAACAACTGATACAAGCTCTCACACATTGTATAGTAAGAATATTCATCTATTTTTTTGTTTGTTTTTAGAAGTTTTATTATTTCTTGTATGGTTTTTTCGTAATCTTGCCTTCTATTTCCTCCAACTTTTTCATTCCTATTTCCGTTTTTGGCAAGCCTATTAAATTTACGATGCTATATTTCGGCATATCTAAAGCTATTTCTAGCCTTCTTGCCATAAATGGAGATATTGTAAGTCTTCCATTTACTATGTCTGATATGGTATGTTTTCTAACAATTTCGTTATTGTTTGTTAATCCTAATTCGTTTAGTCTGTCTACTAAAGCTTGTTGTGTCATATTCTTCTTAGTTAATACTAATTTAAGGTATGTACCTATGTGCAATTTAAACCTCCCCAAAAGACTTTAATTCAATAAACACTATGAAATGATATAAAGGTCTATATGTAAGAATGTCATCGACACCATATAGTTTGTAATAGTCTTGTTCTCCTGACTAGCCAGCTATTACTTTACAACTAGCCGTAACCATAATTATTGGAGTATTTTTTTTATATATCACTTCATACTGCTTTATATAATATAGAGTAAATACTATGCAATTATATACTGGTTTGGACAATTAGCCACTTTGTCCCTTGCAAATATTAATACCAACCTATATAACTAGCAATTTGCATTTAGTTATATAAATGACCTTATCGGCAATTCTTTTTATATATAACTGCATACTATTTACTAGGAACTCCTATGCTAGAATGGAGTATTACACTATAACCTAGATTTGCATTCTTACTCTCGTGAAAAATACTGAAACCGCCTTTTTCTTAACGTAAAAAAGTAAATACACGCTCTTTTTAATTTTCATCTAGCATAGCCAAAAGAGAAAAGCCTTGCATATTTTAGGTTTTCATAATACTTATATAAGCATACCTACAACTTATATAAATATTTCGGTTTGTGATATGCACACAATAATGACCGTGGCTGGAAAACTCAGATTCGAACTAAGAACTAGAGGTTCAAAGCCTCTTGTGTTACCAGTTACACCATTTTCCAATATGTTTGAGAGATATTACAATATCCCTCGTCATTAAACAGGTAATTACCTTATTTAATATATCTAATGGTTGCGGAGGGAGTAATCGAAACTCCATTTACGGCTAAGGAGACCGTTGTGCTACCATTACACTACCCCGCGATATACAGGAATTGCACAATACTAGAAGATTTATCTTCCAGTATTTATACAATACCAGAAACCTTTTCTACTCTTGGTAGATAGGTAATTTATTTCACAACTCTTTAACTATAAGAATAGTTAGTAGCTGTTGAAAACTAATTTAATTCGATTTTTTCTATTTCTGCTCTAATCAATAGTGATTTTAAGTATTGTTCCATGTTATATTTTTGGTCTTCTAACACTTCGATTGGGCATGTTGGCTTAAAACCTAAAGTTCCTGCTTCGTTTTTTATTAACATTTTGCATAATTTGTCATATCTTATTTTAGTTTGATAATATTCTGCTTGGAATCTCTCTTTGTAATCAGTACTATTCATTAATGAAATAGTATCTTTTAACTCTGTTTCTTTTGGTGAAGTTATTATATGGATTCCTTCTGCTGTAAAATTTATCTTGACTCCTTCGTTTTTCATTATTAAACCTCCTCTAATTTGATACATTTATTTTCAAATTTTTTATATGCGTCGAAATACAATTCTTTTTTATCTCCATTGTATGTTAGTTCATAATACATACCATCGAATAGAGTTGTACTTAATAATGCTTTATGGTTTTGTAATGTTTTACAATACCAAACATCAAATACCTCAAACTCTGGAATATTATCACTCTTATCTAAATGCTCTCTTGCATATTCCTTCACTATTTCTTTACACTTTTCAATAAATTCTTTGCTTCCCATATTACTGAACCTCCATTACCCATTTTCCGTATTCTATTGCTATTTGATGTTCTATTCTACAACCTCTTGCATTTTGCCATCCACTCATAAACAATACTGCATCAACTTTACCTATTGATTCAATAGATTTTGATAAATAATATAATGCTGTATCACAATCTTTTGGTGCTTCTTCTGCAAATATTGTATCTACTACTTCGTGTCCCTTTTCTGTTAATTTCTTTACTAATTCTGCTCTTTCAGTTCTAATTTGCTCTTCAGTTTTACCTTTCATCGGTTGACTAATCATTATTTTCATTTATACACCCTCCCTTGTTATTCCTTTTATTGCCCAGAATTGAGCTTCTTCTAATTTTGTTAGTACAAGTGATGTTTCTCTACTAGGTTTGCAATTATGGTCTATCACATCATACATATTAGAAAATGAACTTCTAATTAGGTCTATTCTATCTTGTTGTTCTTTACTTACTTCTACAAATTTTGCTCTATCATTCATTGTTTTTACCTCCAAATATATTACTTAATACACTTACCACTATTGCTGTGCATAATCCGTGCCAGTATGTCCATACAAAGCCTATTTTAAATGCCCATGCTATTAATGCTCCTATGCCCCAGAATACTAAACCTGACAATGCCAAGCCAAACATAACGCCAAGTATTATAAACAATATTACTAATGTTCCTCCTGTTGCTATTCCAATTAAATTTCCTATTTTTTTAAACATTCTCTCCTCCTTAAATATTCTTTTATTCCTAAATTTATAATTTCTTCTGCTATGTCTTGGTCCAAAAATAGAAATCTAACATGCTTGTTTTTAGTCTCTACGTACTTCTTAGCATAGTCTATTAATGCTCTTTTTGTATCTTCATCATTTTTTTTAACAAATTGTTTGAATATAATTTCTTGATAAGAATATACACTGCTGTTACAATCTGGTGGAATTAGCCCTTCGCTTGTTTCTTTTCCTTTTGGTTGGTACATATTATTCTCCTTTTATCAATATTGGAATATCACATAAAAGCTTATCAATCTTTGATATTTCTTCTTCAAGGTGTTGAACCATGTTTTTATTGCCAAAACAATGTGTGCTTTGCTTAACAAGATTAAATTTAAGTTTTGCTAATAATTTGTATAATTCCATGTAATCTTCTTCATTGTCCATAAAATCTCCTTTAATTATAAAGTCTAGCCCATCTACTGTACTCAAATGTCTTTGATAAAGTCCTATTTACCCTAGCACCTCTCATAAAAATGTATGGATTCACCAAATAATTGTTTTCTTTGCCTGTTTTTACCTTAGCAAATATCTTTTTGCTTACTAATTCCTCTACTGCTCTTGCAACACTTATGCCAGAAACAAAGTCGCATTTTCTTTTTATATCATCTAAAGTCAATTTAATACCATTGTCAAAAGCTAAATACCCAGTATCGTACCTGATACACTGCAACATTTCTAAGCATACTGACATTTCTGCTGAAGATAGCTTCTCTCTTGCCAACACGCTTGCTGATTTTAGAAAAAATTTTACATACATCTCCGTTTTTTGTAATTCATCTGTATTTTTTAAATAATCTATTGACTTTTTTCTTAAAATTCTATCTCCCTCATTAAGTTCTACATAGTTCCTGATAAAATCTCTCCTAACATATATCAAATTTGATATATATAACCCCGTTTCATATATCATTTTTGATATATGTTCTAATTCTATATTTCCTTACTCTCCCTAAGTCTCAAACTCATTTTTTCAAGTTTCAGTCCTCTTATTTCTATAATTCAAATATTTAGGGGTAAAAAAATGGTTATCAAGCAGACAGATTCTACTGCCTACTCAATAACCTAGCTAGATTATATTTACCTATATTTTATCAATTATAATTCATTTGTCAATATGTTTTCGAGAAAGGTTACACGAAGGTTACTAAAATAGACCTTTTTAGTAACTGGGAATTTTTGAGGAGGTAACTTGACACCTACACCTGTCTGAATTATAGGGGCAGGGTACCCTTTTATTTTAAACATTGCACAAAATTAGCGTTACGCGCAAAGTTTCAAACTCTCCTTCGTTCCTGTAAATGCTTGATATTGCTGTGTTTTCACAAATTTAAGTGTTTTTGTAAAAGATAATTGTTGTATTTTTGACTAAAAATAAAAACTGCGTAAGGTTACATAACTTTACATACTTTGTGTACCTTTACACCTTAGAGATTAAAAACAGCTAAAAACAGAAAAGTTGTAATATATTTTAATATGCTATATAATAATAACAAATTAAAAATAAAGGGGTGTTGTAATATGTATATTAAAAATAAAAACCGCATTACAGTGTTGGGAGTAATGCAAGCATTCACGGGGTTGGTTTTAAGTATTTATTTGCAAAATATTATTTATTTGTTTGCTGGTGTTATAAGCGGAATTTTATTTGTTGCAATAATGTATTTGTTCTGTGATATTTTAGCAGTACTAGAACAAATAAATACTGAATTAAAAAAAAATAGCAAATAAAAAATAAAAGTTTAACAAAAAGCGTTGACAAGTGTCTATATACTATGGTATAATATAGAAGTATTAAGGAAGGGGGTTTTAATATGGCTTTAACGCCGAGTGAAAAACGAAAAAATAGACTAAAAACGCACAGGCAATACAATACTTATATTCCGCTTTTTATCGCAAATCCGTTCGATGAAAAGCTTGAAAAAAACAAAATAAAATTTACAGATTGGCTAAAAGAAAGTATGGAAAAATATTTGAAAAAAAATTAAAAAAACTTGTAAAAAAGTATTGACAGTATCTATATACTATGATATAATATATACAAGTTAAGAGATAAGACCAAACCGAGATGGTTGGCACTCTAGGAGGTTTTTATTATGAAAGTTAAAGAAATTTTAAATATGGATGCAGAACAACTTGAAAAAATGATGACACAAGAAGAATTTGAGAGGATGCAAGCACTTGGTTTAAAATACACTTGGCAACTTTTAGAAGCATTACAAGACAGTGCTAGATTAAGTGGGCAAAGTGAAGATGAAGAACACACGACAATATCTGCATACTTAGACTATTTAGAAAACATGAAAAATTAATTTAATTAGTAGTAATATAAATAAATTAGAAAGGTGGTTTTTATTATGGAAACAAGAAAATTTGAAGCAGAGGAAATGTTAATTGTGGAGGAAAATTTAACACAACAAGAGTTTAATGATTATATAGAAAATGTGAAATGTGAGTTTGAAGGAGATTCTTATGTCGGAAAGCCTAATACAATTCCTTTCCATGAAGATTTACAAGAAATTTGGGTGTATGAGGATGGGACAGAAAATAGGAATAATATTCTTTACACTGAAGACTATAACGAAGAAACAGGGGAAAACACATACACAATATATGATTATATAAGATAACTAATAGAATGAAAATAAAAAAAACTGATACAGTGTGAAAGCCTGAGAAACTACAACACTATATCAGTTCCTGAAAACCTCGAAAGGTGTTTCTATATTTAATATAGCATAAAATATAGAAAAAATCAACCACCTTTTAAGAAAAATAGAAAGGTGGTTTTTATTATGGTAAAAGTGCATTTATTAAAAATTGAAGAAATGGGGACATATAAAGGAGTAAGGACAAGGTACACATTTAAAGAATTAAATTCTAAAAATGAAAGAATAATAGTTGAATTGGGGCATTGTGATGGAAATAGTTCCATTGCTAAAGAATGGAAAAAGAGAAAATGGATCAACAACAATTTAAACAGCTGGGTACACGTTGAAGTATTTGCAACAGATGAAAAAGGGCAATGCTGGGGGAAATATAACCCACAAGACAACAATCGAAAAGTAAATTTTAATTGGGTTTTGGAAGATACAAAACAAAACAGAATTAAAATTTTGTCAAAAATTTCAAAACTAGCATTTGTAGAACTATAAAATAAAAGGTTGAGCTAGCGACCTAAAACGGGCGATTGACAAGTAAGAAAAATCACAAAAGAAAGGAATTTTTAAAATGAAAATAAAACTAAATTATAAAAAAATAAAAAGAAATATTTTAATAATAATATTTTTAATTTTAGCAATTAAATATATGCAAATTATGAGCAATTATAACAATACGAAATTAGAAAGATACGCACATTTTGTAGAATATGCAAAAAATAATGATATAGCAATCACAAAAATGAATTATGAAAGCTACATCTTAAACAACAAATAAATAATATAATAAAATTTCTTACTTGTCAAGTAAATTTTAAAAAATAGGAGTGGTAAAAATGGATATATTAGAGATTATTAGACTTGCATTTTTAAAATATAAGTTAAGTGGAAAAAGAAGCATGAACACATTTATTTTTACACAAGCTAAAAATAACAAATTAACAGATGCCCAAATAAACTATATTTTGGAAAACTTAGACAAGAAAATTGAAGAATACACAGCAGAGAAAAAAGAAAAAGAGTTACAAACTGTTGATTTTACTTGTAATATTTTTAAAAAAATGATAAAATAAGGAGGTAAAATATTATGACTTATAATGAAAGGTTATATATTATGGAAAGTAAACAAAAAGCAAAAGAACGAAAAGAGCAAGAAAATTTAAAAGAAATTGCAAAAATAGAACAAAAAAAAGAACAAGAAAAAGAGCGAAAGCAATATGAAAAAGACTTGAAAATTGCTTGCTACCATGATGTTAAAAATTCGTTCGATAGAGTTTTTGAGAAAGCAAATCTTAAAAATGAATTAGAGTTAAATATTCTAGCTACTCAATTTTACAATGTAGAAACAAGGAACCAATATATAAAAATGTTTGGAGAAACTGTTACGCAACAAGACTATATCGATAAAATTTATGATAAAACATTAAAGGAAGTTTGCAATAAATGGAAGAACCATTTACAATATGTTAAATTCCAACAAATTAAAGAAGAATCTAAAAAACAAGAAGAGATAAGCAACTTAACAGCATTTAAAATTGTTATGAGTATAGTTTTTATTTGTATTTTAATTGGCTTATTAATAAAATTTGCTTTCATTGCTTGTATTATATTAGCAATTATAATCTTTTTAGTGATATTAGGGTGTGCAATGAATTAAAAAGAAGCTATGAAAAGCTTCTTTTTTTGTATTTCTTTTACGGTTCATTTATTGCTATTTTAAGTCGTTTTATATGCTAGACGATAAGTTATATTAATTGTAAAAATAAACAGTTTAAAATCAATTCTCGTGGCTCGTTTTTCTTTAATTTTTCAATATTTTCGTTGATTTACTTCGTTTCTTTATATTTGTAAAATCTTGTAAAATATTTCGCCTTTCACTCCTGTATTATTGTTATTTTAGCAATAATATTAAAGTCAAAATCTTTTGCAAGCACCTTCAAAAAAACTCAACCTAAAATCTTTTTCCAGTGCCTTGTCAAAATTTTCTGATATGAAATCTTTTTCCAGTCAAAATCTTTTTCCAAATGTTTTCTTAATCAAAATCTCTTACTTTAATCTTTACTATGATTCTTTTTCCACACCTGTCTTGTAATTCTATAACTGGTCTACCTACTACCCCTTCACTATCTGCTATGCCTATACTAGACTTCGGTTTACTCTTTACATAATTAACTGCTTCTTGTAGTGTTCCTTCTAGTATTATTGCTACTATGTCTATCCCAAAGTATTTTGCTATATCTTCTACACTTTCTCTTGATTGGTAATTATCTGCTATCATCACATCAAACAAGATGAAATCTTGTCCTTTTCTGTATAATCCTCCATTTTGTATTTTTTCTCCATAACCTTCTCCGAATAAAATCACTTCTGTTTCTCCAAACTTTTGCTCAAATAATTGCTCATTTGTTTCCCCTCCAAATAATTCTATTAATCTGTTTGTTAGCTCTGCTGGTATTTGTGCTTTATCTGTTCTTCCGAAAAAACTTACTTTGTGTCCATCCCAATATATTCTTATATTTGTCCCATCTATTTTTTCAGTAAATTGCCATTTATTATCTTTTAAATATTTTATTGCTTCATTTCTGTATTTCCCTTCAACTAACTTTTTTGTTTTTTCATCTCTTTCAAAAAGAGTTTCTATTTTATGGTATTCTTTTAACATATTTACTCTCCCTCTACTTTATAATCTTTTTTACTTAATTCTATTGTCTTTAAACTTTTTCCAGCCTTTATGGCTTCTATCATTGAATTTATTTTTGATATATCTGTTTCACTTTTATGTTCTATAACTATTGGAGCTGAAGCTTCTACTAACCCATGTGCTGTCTTTCCTCTAAATATTGTTGTTATTTCCTTGGTTTCTCCTAACTGTGCTGATGTTAGCATGTTCTCTCTTATGTAGTCATCTATCATTAGCATTACTTCTTGTTTGGCTTCATCTGGAGAAATCAAATATTGATTATATGTAACAGTCGATATGCCAGCGAATGCACAGAAATTTTCTTTAGTTGGTGGATATTTGAATTTTTGATTAATTGTTACTAGTGCCTCTCTATAATAATCAAACACTATTTGCATTTGTTCTGCTGTGTATTTTAATTGTCTCCCTATTAAATTATGTGGTCTTAATAGTTCGTTTATTTCAATGCTACTTAAACCTTTTACTTCTTCCTTTAAACTTATTTCTTGTGTTAGTGCTTGTAGTCTACACTCCATATATTCTGGTAAATTGTTTTTGAACTCTTCCATTATTTGATTTGCTCCAGCTTTTACTAATTGTTCTTGCTTTTCTTGTTTTTTTCTTTTTTCTGGAATTTCTCCTCTACTCCTTACTATACCTCCTCTTTGTATTTACATCTTTTCTTATTGCATTGTTTTTCTTTTATGTCTCTAGGTTCTAAATAACATTTATGTAATACGCAGTATGCTACTGCTTTATGTCTTGCCCTTATACGCCCATATAGGAACAATTCTTTATCTTTAAACGTTTTTACCCCTGTTCTTATTGTTTCTCTAAAATTCATATTAGCCTCCTAGAATGGCAAAATATTTTCTACATTGCGAAAAGAAAATGAATCATTACTTTTTTCTTCTATATTTTCTGTTATTCCTTCATCTTCTATTAAATAGCCTGTCCCTTGTATGTTTTGTATAGTAATATATTTATCTATCTTTCTTTTTAATTTGCATATTTGATTCTTAAGACTATTTGCAATACATTTATCAAATGGTACCTCATAAATTTTTTCTGATATTTCATCATATTTTATTACCTTGTCTTTATTGCTATACAATAGTTCTAAAATTTTGCTTTCTCTTTTGGTTAAGTAAATTCTTTTTCCATCAGCACTAATTCTATGCTTTTCAAAATCTATTGTCATTCGTTTTCCTCCTTAATATACCCCCAATTTTCCACAGGTTTGATTTTAAAGCCTTTTTTCCTTAATCTGCATATATTTACTCTTAATGTTTCTTTTGTAAAATATTTACACATATTTGCGTAGCTACATTTGTTGTTCTCTAGTGCATTTAATATTCTAGTTTCTATTAAAGTACACATGTATTTACCTCCGTTATTTTATTTGTTTTTCAAACCATTGTTTTACTGCTTCTGCAGTAAGTACATAACAATGCTTGTCTACAAGAATTTCTTTTTTTGAAATATACTCTGCCATTGCATTTATTATCTGGTCTCTTTCTTCTAGCTCTTTGTATAATTTAACTGCATTTCCTTTTACATCGTCAATCATTTTTAGATCGTAATCATGTACTTGTTTTTGCGATATTATCTCTAAGTTTTGTCGCTCAACTGTTTCTCTTAATTCATCTCTTTCATCTGCTATCTTCATAATTGCTTCAAATAGTCTTTTGGCTTTTTTATTTAGCATTTCTGGTCTTACTCCTTGTAGCTCATCTAATACTTTTTGTGCTTCTTTTTCATTCATTCTGTTACCTCCCTTCATATAATTTCTTCTAAGGCTGATACATGCCCATCAAAATATAACCCTGCATCATGCGAATCTCTGTCTTTGCTATTCGATTCTCGAAAAATTTTATAGGTTTCATCAGCTAATTTTCTATATTTTTTAATATTGCTTTTTACTTTTAACTCCCATCTTTCTTTCTCATCGTAAACACCTTTTAAATAGACTGTTGTGTAGTCTGCTCCTTTTTGTTCTTTTTCTAGCTCTAAATCAAATACCTGTCTTCTTAATCTTGTATTTTCTCTTACTATATCTACTGAATAACTACAATCTTTACTAAGTTTCTCAAACTCTGTATTTTCTTTTTGTAGGTTGACTATAAGGTTCAATAGATTATTTATAGCTTTGTCGTGTCTATCTAATTTCGTATAACTTCTTTTCCTTTTAGTAATATAATTTTTTAATTCACAAACAGCTTTCTTTTCTTCCTCGTTCATTTATTCCTCACCTCTCATCTATCATTTTTCATACATTTTTCTAAATCTTCTTCTGTAATGTCATAATAAGTTTTTAATGCATATATTAAATCTGTATAATGTTCATTTTCATTAATTAATTCAGCTTCTTTTTTCTCTAATCTACTACATTCTTTGTCTATTTCTTTATTGCTTATTGTTAATTCTTCATTCTCTTTTAATACTCTTTTATAATCTGATAAAAGTACTTTGCCCGCCTCTTGTAATATACTTGTTACATAATTTCTTCGTTCACCCGTTTCTAAGATGAATTTCGCTTCTTCTAGTGTTAATTCTATAATATCTGTTTCACAATTTAAGTATCTTGTATATTTTTCTTCGATTATATCTTTTATACTATTTTCTTTCACTTAAAACTCCCCCTACAATCTTTTGTTTATTATATTTATCTATTCCTACATAACAACCTGTATCTTCTTCATTCACATCTTTCCCTGGATACAAAAAGCATTTATTGTTTATATTATTCATACAGTCTTTGCATTTTATTAAATCTTCAAATAATTGCATTATAACCATTCCTTTCCACATTTTTTGCACTTGTATACAATGTGGTCTATTTCCATATCTAAAAATTCACTTTTCATTCTTCCACCACATTCAGGGCAATGTAAACTAAATATATCTTTAATTTTTTCTATTATTCTTTTTATTTTTTCTTTCACTTAAAATACCTCCTCGATATTTATATGTATATCTCTATCTACTACAATTCTATCTGACATATTAAAAATATACCTTATTGGCTTTATGTGGTCTTTCTCTAGTAGTCTAATTAAATCATCTTTAGTATAACATTCTTTACAACTATTATCTTTAAACCAAACAAGATAGTCGCCTTCACACATTTTTTCTATACATTCCTTATTTACTTCTGTTTTTAGCCTTCTAAGTTTTATTGTTTGTATTAGTTTTTTCATTTAAAACACTTTCCTTTATCTTTTTATTAATGAAAAATCAATAAAATTTCCACTTTCCTGTATGCAGTCATAATCATAATATTTATCTCCATATTTTGCTTCTAATGTATTTCCTTTTATTCCTAAAATATTATAACCGTTCCATAAAATTGCTCCATTTGGAATATCTTTTACTTTCATTTTATCCACCCCCATTCTTGACATTTTTTATTTATTGCTTGTAGTTCTTTGTTACCAAACCCCATAACTTGATGATTACTATCATTTAGATATGAGAATATTATTTTTCCTATTTTGGCAAGCTGTTTTCACTATATATCACTCCTTATATTTAAATTTTGTTCAAAAATCATAAGTACTTTTTCATAACATTCGTGTTTTGTTTTCTCTGTTTCTGCTAAATATATCACATCTTTATTTTCAAATTCTTTGTAGTGTTCCCATGTTTTATCTAATTCCTTGGCTATTTCTTTGTATGTTTCAATAAATGCCTCTTCAAGTTTTTCTTTGCCAATTTTCTTTATTTTTTCTCTCGCTTTTTGTTCTAAAAACATATTTTATTTACTCCTCTCTAATTCTTTGCAAATATAATTTATTACTGCTCCAACGCTTTCAAAATATTTATTTATTATAAATTCTTCTTTTCTATTATTAAGAATAACTGTAAGCATATACGCACATTCACGTTCTTCAATTTTTGTTTCTGCTTCTTTATATATCTCTTTAATTCTTTTAGCTACATATTCTATATTACTCATATCTTATTTACTCCTCCAAATTTTTCATTATCTCTTCTTCTCTATTTAGTCTTTCTTGCTCTTGTATAAATTCTTCCCAAAATAAATCTTCTTCATCTTTTTCTGGGTTTATTTTTAGCATATCTATTCTCCTCCTCCTATCTCTAATATTTCTAATATGTAATATTCTTTATTAGGCTCTGCTCCCCATTCTGGCTTGCCTGTACCTTTTCCTTTAAATATACATTTACACTTTACTTGTGGACTATTTTTACTATAACCATTTCTAAAGATAACATCTAACATTACAGTATTGTTATACAAAATAAATGCCGTTACTTGTTGTGCAAATGTTTCTTTATCTAATTCTTTTTTTATAGCATTATAAAATCTCGTTTTATAATATGGCTTTATTTCTCTGTATTCTTCCTTTTTCTCGCCACTTTTTATCATTTCAAACCATCGTTTTTTTATTGGTAATATTAACATTCTTCTCCTCCTACTTTATAGCAATTAGCCATATAACTTTCTTTTGTTAGTATTGTTTTTATGCCTTCTGAACTAAAATTACTTCTAATACTTGATATTCTTGTATCCCATTTATCTGTTATTAATTCTCCATTTACATAGTCCCCTTCTTCTATTAAGTCTATTAGTTGTTTGCTATGTTTTACTATTTCTGTTGTTTTAATTATCTTATATTCCTTTCCTTCAAAATCTTCTATTCCTGTAAAATATAAATATTTATTCACTGTTTTATTGTTGTCTATTCTGTCAATTCTTTTAATTCCTTTATTGTTTGTTCTTACATATTCTCCGTACTTCTATATCTTCCATAATTTTTCCTTTCTAGGCTAGACTTAATCTAGCCTTTGACGTTTAATTCCTCCTAATTTTTATTTTCTTCTAACATTCTATCTAAATATCCGCTTCTGGTAACTCCATTCCAGCACAGTTTTTACAGAAACTTTAACAAATGTATTATCGATGTCTTCTATTTCTGATTTAAACTGTGAGCTTATAGTTTCTTTATTTCCCTGTATTTTTTCTTTACTTTCGCAAACTTCTTTTTTTGTAATATCTGATATTACATTTTTAGACTGTATATCTAATTCTTTTAAAATAAATTCTCTCAATGTTGGTTTTTTATTATATCCGTTTTCTTCAAAAATGTTTTTATTATCAAAATATGTAACATCTAATAATCTTTTACAGTCATTATTTATTATATAGCTCTTTACATTTTCTTTTTCTGCCACTTGCTTATATATTTTTTCTAGGTTTAAGCTCTCTGCATCTTTAAAAGTATTTGCAATATTTAAAACTTCTTTAAAACTATTAAATGCTTTTTTGTTTTTGTCAAACTTGTACTTGTCAAGAATTTTCTCATTCTTACTTTTTTTCTTCTCTTTTTTTATTATTTTTTCGTATTCGTACTCATCTAAATTTCTATATTGCTCATATAGTCCGTTTCCTTTTAATCTTTCTAAAGTTTCTTTCACTTCATCTTCTTTTAAGCCTATTGTAGTGTATAGACTTTTATCAACATCCCAATATTTACATAAATATATCTGGTTTTCTATGCTTAATTCCTTCATTCTTCCCCCTCCATTAATAAAATTTTCAATTCCTCATTTTCCCTGTTTAGCTTATTATATTCAATCTCTAATCTCATACTTCTTAGGCAAATAAACAAGTTTATTGTTGTTAATATAATAACTAGTATTTTTAAAAATTTATTTTCATTCCTCATAAGCTATCTCTCCCCTTCAAATTCAATTACTCCAAGTTCTTTTAGCCTCATGCTTGAATAATATTCTCTATATAGCTGTATCCAGTCATCTAGTTTCATTGTAACTAGCCAGTCTTTTCTATTTTTTCTATGAAATACAGTTGGGAACTTATTGTCTTTCGTATCTCTTACTGCTTGTTCAATTGCTTCATCTATGTTTAACCTTTCAACTCTTTTACACTCAATATGTATATAATTAAGTCCTACTACATCATCGGCTTGTCCTGTATTTCCACAAAATTGTTGTGTTCTTCTACAGTTATAACCATATTCTTTTAATTTATTTGCTAGCTCTCTTTCTCCAGCACTTCCGTTTCTTTTTACTGTTAATACTCATTTGTTATACCTCCCTTTTAAAGTTTATTTATATCTGTAAACACACTTATTTGTCCGTTTGCTAATACTCCATTTAGTCTATCTAGACTAATTCTATGATATTCCGGATCTATTTCTATACCTATAAATTGTCTTTCTAGTTCTTTAGCAGCAACACATGTAGTTCCGCTTCCGCTAAAACAGTCTAATACTATATCCCCTTTATTGCTTGAATTTATGATTAAGTTTTTTATTATATTTATTGGTTTTATTGTAGGGTGTTTATACTTCTTTTTGTCTTCTACATTTGTAGGACTTATATATATTGTTTTTTTTGTTTCATATGTTCCGTTTATCTTATATCCTCTTTCTCTAAAATACAAACAATACTCTTTATCTGTTATATACTGATTATTTACAAGAGGAATTGGATTTGTTTTGTTCCAAATTAAAACTTCAAATAAACAATTTTTATCTTCAAAATAATCAAAATATTGATGTAACTGCTCTTTATTGCACCATATATATATATTAATTTTTTTTAGTACTCTCACTAATTCATCTAATATTTTTAATTCATAATTATTATCTAACCCTTTATCCTCTATTGCATCAAAATATCTTACTGTTCTATCTTTAAATAAACCAGTCTTTCCACCTCCTCCTGTCCATTTATACGGAGGATCTGTAATAACTAAGTCTATACTATTATCGGGAATATCTTTTATTAATTTATAACTATCTCCTAATGTTATTGTATTTAGCATATCTTCAAAGTTCATATTCTTAACTGTTCCCCTTTCAAAATTTTCCAACATAAATCTAATCCACTTTGTTCCCTATATTTGCAGTTATCTGCATTTATGTTTTGTTCTGCTAAGATACATCCTAAACATAAATTATTTTTTATTGCTTCTTCACATGTCATAGGCTAGTCCTCTGGCATTTCATAACATATGAAACCTTTGTAATCTAACATTGCTCCATATTTCCAAAATTCTGTTATTTCTGCTAATACTTCTTTTGCTCTTTCTTCTGTATTATATTTTCCTAGTCCTTCATAAGAATTGTTACAATCTTCATACTGAATATAACAACCTTTGTCATCTTCATCAATAGTAATATATATTTGTAATATATTATCAAAATTTATGATTCTATTTTTTTCTTGGCTTACTATTATCATAACTACCTCCTAATCTAATCTTGTTATATGTTCCATGTTTGCTGCCTCAAGCCCTACTTGTGTCATTCTATACACTGCAACTTGTTTTCCTGTATATTGGCATTTTCGCTTGTCTACTACTTCTACATATCCCATACTTTCTAGTTCTGTTAATCTAGGTGCTGTGTAATTTCTTTCTGTGCTTGGTATATAACCTAGCTCATATAATTCAACTGCTATTTCTTTTGCTGTCTTATTTCCAGAACATAATCTGTCTAAAATTTGTTTATATCTTATTTTTTGTTTTGGTTTTATATCTTCAAAACTTAATTGTCTTGTTATTGCTGTTATCATGTTTTTACCCTCCTTCTAAAATTTTCTCTTATAATGTTTTTTATGTTTTCGCTTATTATTGGGCTATTTTGAAGCATTTTCATACTTTTAACTATCTCATCATTCGTTGGTTTGTTTTCTTGTATGTTTAGTCCTATTTCTGTTATTGTTGGTATATAATAATTACTTTTATTTTTAGCGTCTGTACATTTTGTTCCATCATATTTTTCACGTCTTCCACAATCGCATACAGCTGCATATTGATATTTTCTATTGTTTATCTCTTTTATGTAAAACACATAACCTGTTCCATTACATTTCTTGCAGTCATTTTTTATTTCTCTTTCTTCTTTTTGAGCTGTGTATGGGATTTGCTTATGTACTTGCAAAATATCTGCTAATTTAGGCATAAACTTATTTGTTTTATAGATTTCTGATAATATATAATTGAATCTTTCTAAACTCATAAATTTTAAATTTTCATACCAAATATCTCTTTCAACTCCATTTAATGTTTGCCCATAAAAATTCTCTATTTGGTCTACATAGCACTTAAATTCTTTTCTATCCATCCTTTTTTACCCATTCGTCCCAATCCATTTCTTGTTTTTTAGGTTGATTCCTTTTTACTGCATCTACTACCCATTTTCTTATACAAAGATAATGTGATTTGGCTTTATATCCTTTCATTTCAATGTACTCGTCTAAGTATTTAATAAGTTCTTCCCAATTTTGGTAATTTTCTTTCAGTCTCTGCAATTCTTCATCTTTCAACAGCACATTCTTATACTCTCCATATTTATGTTTTCTGTTGGCTTTTGCAGTATCAGCTGAAGAAGTTTCTTCGAAAGCTGGTATATTATCTATACTATCCTTACCTAACCTATCCTTACCTAACCTATCCTGTGTCGACATTCCCGATACATTCCTGATACATTCCCATTTTTCTTTTACTAAAGCTGTATTATATGGTGGTGTTTCTACTCTATTTTGTATACTACTGTTGCAACTATTGCATATAACTGAAATATTATCTATTTCGTGTTTTCCTCCCAAGCTAATAGGTTTATTATGTTGTACTGTTGGTTTTGTTAAGTTGTTTTCGTAATTCATTGTGCATCCACATATTGGACATTCTTCTCCAACAAAAGCATTTCTAATTTTATATTCAAAACTATATGGTAAATCACTTTCTTTTTTTGCATCTAACCTTTTTTGTCTCGCTTCTGACAATGGTTGTTTTGTTTTCTCAATTAAATTCAATGGTTTACCTTCACTTAACGTGTATGCATTATTTTCATCTAATTGCAACATTGCTTTTTCTTCTTTGTATTTAGTTTCTGTGTATCTATCTTTTGCAATGTAATTATGAATTAGCCAGTGTTTTATTACAACAATTCCATTTTCAAAAGGAATAACAAATTTTTTTGCAATTAAGACTTTTAAATCATCATCTGCCGCTCCTGTCATTCTTATTATTTTTTTAGGACTATTTATAAATCCATCGTCATCTGCTCTCATAGATAAATCATAATAAAGCAATCTTGCTGATGTAGGCATATCCAGAAAAGCATCACTATCTATTATTGTTTTTGCAAACATTCTTCGTTCTGCCATTTCTTTCTCCTTTCGTAAAAATCAGAGGTTAAGTTTGTGCCTAACCTCTGTTGCTTATTTATAATCCTAATTCTTTTAATGTGTATTTTTTAGATTCTTTCATTCCTTTGTACATAAAATCTTTTTCAAAATCTGGAAAATTTATTTCTTCATCATCCATTATTTTTATTCTCAAATATTCTTTTTCTGCTTTTAATGGATTATCGTATTTTACAATATATCCAACTTTATCCCTAAAAGGTCTAATTACACCTGCTAAATATCTCTTTTCTGTTGCATCTAATACTTCTTCTTTACGTTCAAACACTGTTTTATAGTGTGTTGGTCTTTCTACTTTTACTATACTTGCATTATCGTTACAAGCGTATCTTAATTGCTCATCTAAATTGTTAAAGCGATAATTACATTCCTGTCCAAAAAAGATAACAGCTCCATTTTTTAATGTACATTTATCTCCTTTTTTTAAATCTGTTTTTGTGAATTGTCTTTCTTGTACTAG